CCTTAGGCGTAACCTAGCTGCCGTAGCATGAGGTTATACTGAGAGGGATATTGCACCGCAGAACTAACATACTCCACCCCACGCTCGGGTTAATGGTCCGCGTAGCATCACCGAAGACCGCACGCCAGAACAGCATCGTGCCGTCCGGGTTGCAGTTCTTCTCCAGAATGTTCCGGATGCTCCACTCACCCATGGAGTTGAGCGGGTCGAACTTCCAGCCTGGGGCTGGGGTGCTGGGGCTGGCGTTCCACGCCAAGCTCTGGAACACGTCAGGCGTCCAGATAATCACTTCCTCGTAGGGAGCTGCCTCCCAGGCGGGGTTGATGATCCGGAGCGTTCCCTTGGTCGTATTCTGGGACTGCCACACTGGGAGTTCCACATAGGCGGAGCCGTTGAAGGCGAACCGTCGAGGATACGGATCGATCGAGATCACGTAGTTCCCAAAGAGCTTTCGGCGCTTCGGGATGCCACCCGGCAGAAGCGGTGAGTCGTCCTTCGCGCCCATCCAGGCGTACTGGACGTTGGAGAGCAGGGTTGGGTTCTGGAGCAACAGCAAACGGTATTGCTCGTAGCTCATGATCGATTCGAGGACCGGGGCTTGGGTGTTTTCGTCCACGCCCTGCACAGAGGGGCCTTCCCGCATGACGGAGAGGTAAATGGTCTCCAGTACCCCCATGTCGATGTGACCTGTGGGGAGTTTGGTGGTCGAGTAACCTGCGGAGCCGTTATCGGTCACACCACCTGAGGTTCCCCGTTGCAGGGTCAGGTTGTGGCCTGCGGTGTCAACGAAGTCTGCCGTCCACTTGCGCGCCCACTCCCAGGCGGTGATGTCCACCAGATTCCGCTTTACGCTGTTGAGGGCGTCCACGAACTGGAAGTCGCTCAGGATGTCCCGAATACAAAAGTCTTCCGTCTGGATGGCGCGATGCTTCGGGGTCATCGTGCGGGCGGTTTGGCCGAATCCCACCGTGGTCACGGGAGGCAAACAGGCATTGGCGTCTCCGCCATCGGAATTCACCACGGTTTCCCAGGGATCAGCTACGTCGGTACTGAAGGAGCGTTCCCAGGTGAGGTTTTGGAGGGTCAACCCCATTCCATTGGGGAAGGTTCCACGGGTTCCTGCCACCAGCCGGTTGATGGGACGCATCGCGGCGGCTTTGTGGAAGATTTCAGGGGCGATACGATTCGTCTCCTGAATAAAGGCATTTTCTACTGCATCGCAGGGCATTTGAGTATGGAAGTATTGAGTTTTGGTTGGCGAATCGGGATGATTCACCTGATCCTCGGCGACTACCGAGGGCTTCCAGATGCCAAAAGGGCTCTGCTCTTTGTTGCGTCTTCTGCGTGGCAACTCCTTTCACGCTCCGGGCTTTTATGGGAAACCCGGCAGACCATGTTTGCTTCATACGCCTTGATTATTTAGAAGGCAAGAGGTAAATCTCCCCCATGCCCAAAGGCAAACGCATGAAACTTTCGCCAAAGGCGGCGAAGGCACTGCGAGAGACCCAGCCTCCTAAACCACCTCCTCCACCGAAGAGAGGCAAGAGTCCGTCTAGACCAACCAAGAAGGCTGTAAAGAGGTTAGAACCAATTGTGGATATTGAGTTTGGACTGGATTGGGGAGCGGCTGGACTTGCCGGTTTACCCGAGCTGCATAAGAGAATCTACTGTGCCAGGAACAGGGCCGGGAACGTGTCTCTATTTGAGCACCGGAAAAGAATCATTCACATGCTTTGGCCAGATTACGCATGGCATGCGTGGACCGAACGAAGGCTAAAGGGCTGGTGTGAGAATAATTACACTGGGTGGTACGGGCCGGGGGGCTGTGGAAAAACGCATGACGCTGCTATTTTCGCTCTCCAATACTGGCTGGAAGCCCCTTACGAGACAACGGTAAAGGTAGCCAGCACCACTAAGGAGATGCTTCGTTCCCGTATCTGGGGAGCAATCGTTCGCTGGCATGGCAAGATCAACCCTCAATACCGGGATGTGGTTCTTCCTCCCGGAATGGGAGACCTTCTGGACGCTTCCTGCACCATCCGATGGCAGGCCGGAGACGATGTGAATGTTATCAAGGGAATTGCGGTTCAAGACGGTCCAGCAGAGGAAGCGGTTAATAACATCGTCGGCCACCACACGACGCGAGTTCTGGTGATTCTGGATGAGGCTCAAGGTGTTCGGGAAGCAATCATGGACGCTATTCCAAACCTTCTTAAGAACCCGGAGAGCAAGTTCCACCTGATGGGAAACCCAAGTCATTTGAATTCCCTTCTCTGTCGCCACACGGAACCCATCGGCGGATGGCAGTCGATCCAGAAGTTCCAAGAATCATGGCAGTGCAATTCCCACGGTTATCTCGGGATTGGGATGTGTTACTTCTTCGATGGGCGAAAGAGTCCAGCGGTCCTTGATCCCACTTGGGGGATGACCCACCAGTGGATGATTAACCAGAGGCAAATTGATGCCCACCGTGAGGCAGTCGGCGGCAATGAGAATGATCCTGCGTTCATGTGGCAGACGATCGGATGGCCTCCAGATAAAGGTCTTGAGGAGACAGTGTTGGATATGTCGATTGTGAACAGGTTCCTATGCAAAGAGAAACCCGTCTGGACCAATCACACCACTGATTTCATCTCGGTTGATCCTGCTTATGAAGGCGGAGACAACGCCATCCTCCAGATTCTCCGAAGAGGACTAACGAAAGAGGGAGACCTTCCAGAGCGGTGGGTGATAGCCGGGGTTGAGCAGGTAAGTATCCCGATCGACGCTTCCTCTGAAGATCCGATCGATTACCAGATCGTTAATTACGTTAAGGAGCTGGCCAAAAAGAACAATATCCCCTCAAAGGAGGTGGCAATCGCCTCAGCAGGACGTGGAGCTGCTCTTGTTTCCATCTTTCAAAAGGAATGGGGTCCAGTGAACGCCATTCAGGAAGGTGGTTCACCATCGGAACGAGTGGTGGATGAGAGGGGAAGAACCGCAAAGGAGCATTACAACACCCGCGCCTCTGAGATCTGCATGGCAATCAAGGACTACGCACTCGGTAATGCCCTCCGCAACGTCCCGCAAGAGGTGATCGAGCAAGCCTGCGCCCGTTATACCTTTACCAACAATGGAAAGTTCTGTGCTGAGCCGAAGAAAACCACGAAAGGGCTCCAGCAGGCGAAAGGTCAAGGGGCCAAGGGATTCAAGGAGCGCATGGGGTACTCCCCTGATCACCTCGATTCCTGGAATATCGGTCTCGAACACGCCCGCCAGATGGGTGCGGATTCTGGTTTTGGGATGGCCGCTCCTAAGAAGTACGACGATTGGAACAAGGAAGTCGTGAAGGCCACCGAGGAGATTCGGGACGAGAACTACACCGAAGTCCACGACTGGACTGACGAATACAACCAAATGTATGTTGAGGTTTAGTTTCGATAAATCCCTCGTTCCTCCGGGTTACTTCGTAGCCATCATGCCCGATGGCACCCCGATCAAACAAGCCTCTCGGGAGGTTTGGTTCACCGAAATCAAGAACCACTACCGGAGAAATGGATTAACTCTTCCGGAAAACTGGAAGGCATACTATGAGGACCGACTTTGCAAAACGCTCGGTCCCGGCTTTTGCATGAACGAGGCTGGCATCCCGGTGAACCCAGAAACGATCAAGGTTGACCTTTCGGATCTCAGGCGAGGCATGACGGTGCTCTGGTCCATCACACGAGACCCAGACCCCTTGGTGGATAAGGAAACCGCTGTCCAGCGTGCGGCTATCTGCGCTGCCTGCCCGGGAAACGTCTCGGTCGCTGGATGTCACTCGTGCGAACAGTTCTCCAACCTTGTCTTGGAGATCAAAGGGAAGCAAACCACTCCAGCCGACCCCTACCTCAAAACCTGTTTCTCCTGCAAATGCTATAATCAGGCTCAGGTGTGGGTGAAGAAAGAACATCTCGGGAAGGGAATTGAGGGGCCTATGATTCGTCAGATGGCGGAGATGAACCCTGAATGCTGGAAGGCTAAAGAACTCTCGCAACCTTGACTTACTTAACAATCAACACTCCTTTACAAAATGGCCTCTGACGTTCTTGACGAAATCATCCGGCTTCCCGATCAGGTTAAGAACATCGAGACCGGAAGCCGAATCTCCAGTGCTTACGATGCCCGAAGACTATTGAGTCAGGCACTTCAGGAGGACCAGATCCGGAGCAGGCAACGCGCTGTCGTAGATGGGTGCATGGACGGTAACGCTCCTGTCTCCCAACAACTGTTGAACCAACAGGGACGGGCGTGGGAGTGCAACATCAACTGGCTTGGCCTGGAGAGTATCGTGGACTCCTCGCGGGTTCCCTACTATGCGTTGTTCTCAGGGGTTCCTACGTATGCGAACTTCAAGACTGCCTACGAGCAGGACAATCCGGATGCGGAGATTTGGAATAAGAAGATAAGCGAGAAGTTCACCTGCCTTCTGAACCAGTGGAAGAAGTTCAAGTGGAATCTCCAGGCCCAGCAGTACGAGATGATCTACGAGGGTTGGGGGCCGTTGATCTTTGAGGACCCAGCGGATTGGCGATTCACCGCAATTCCAGCTCGTGCGGTCCTTACCCCAAAGGAAGCTGAGTCTACCCTGTCGGACGCTCTCCCATGGGTGTTGGTACTCAAGAAGTACCGGGTACATGAGTTGTACGACAAGATCCGCAACGAGAAAGCAGCAGAGGCCCGTGGGTGGAGTGTGAAGAACGTGAAGGATGCTATTCTCCGGGGCACGAAAGGCTATGGAGGCGACCAAAACATGAGCTGGAAGGATCGACCTTGGGAGGAGTGGCAGCTCAAATATCGAAACAAGGAACTCTACGCTTCCTTCACGGACTGTGACATTATCCGGTGCGCCCACCTCTTCATCAAAGAGTATTCCGGAAAGATCTCCCATTACATCTTCAACGAAGCTCAACTCCCCGCTTCCTCCATTAGTCCTCCGGATAAAGACCAGGGAGAGGTAGGGTTTCTCTTTGAGGATCGAAACAGGTTTGAAGGGTACAACCAGTGCATGAATGTAGCCTTCCAAAACACCGGACGGGGCACGTGGCATTCCGTCAGGGGAACGGGGCTTAAATCCTACCGGCACGAGGAAATCCGCAACCGGCTGGACAACAAGGCGGTCAACAACGCAATTCTCGCTTCCTGTGTCTTCCTTCAAGGCGTGGATGCCAAGAGCAACCAGAAGCTCCAACTGATGGTGGCAGGGTCAGTCGCCCAGGTCCCCGCTGGGGCTACGGCTATCCAGCATCGTTTTGCGGGAGACATCGAGGGAACGATGGCAGTCTCCCGTTACCTTCGGAACGATCTCTCCCAGAAGATTGGAGCGTTCCAGTCCCGAACATTGGCTCGGGAGGATGGAAGGGGAGAGATGCCCACGGCGGAGCAGGTAAAACAAGCCGCTACGAAGGAAGGTTCCCTGACTACCTCTCAGATTGATAACTACTACCTGGAGTTGGATTGTCTGTACTCTGAAGTCTTCCGGAGGGTGATGAAATCTTCCGACAAGGAAGCAAAGAAGTTCCGCGATGATTGCGTGAAATCCGGAGTTCCCCTGAAAGCCTTGGAGGAAATGGAATACGTTCAGGCCAATCGGCTCTCTGGTTACGG